GAGAAAAAAGGCAATTTTAGACTATGATGAAATTTTTGAGGATAGTGATTTAGATGACGAATAGAGCAAAAGAACTGGTAAAGTTGCTTGAAAGATTGAGTAAACAAGATCATCTTTATTCTGATGAGCAACTGGTAGAAATGAAACAACAATTGCGAGTTGTAAAACAAGAACTTGCAGAACTTGAAGCAAAAACATCAAAAGGATTTGGAAAGAAATGAGACCTATTAAAGCAAAAGATCTTCTTGAACTTGATAAGAGACTTGAAGTAGTAAAACTTCAAGGATATCCAATTCCAGAGCAGGTAATTTACCAAGCAGGAAAGTGTGACTATTCGGAAATTCCTATTCATCATCAACAAATTCCTACACCGCAGAAGTGTGGTGAGTGGATTGTGGAGCAACTTCTAAGCAACGAGAGAGGGCACTGGGGACCTGTAGAACACCCCGGTATTACATTCTCGGTGTCTGGGTATGTCCACAACGTTATGGTGCAAGCAAGGACTCACAGGGTAGGTGTGACGTTTGATGTTCAATCTCAACGATACACTGGTAAGAGAGTTGTGAAGGTGGCACAAGGAGAATTGAAACCTGATGAAGTTTTCTATTCTCGTCCTCCTGGTTTCTATACCAATCGTAAGGGTAAGAAGTATGAATGGACTCAAGAAGATTATGATGATGAGATGAAATGGTATGTAGAAGGATGTAAGCGTTATGCTGTGAAGTATGAAAAGGGAATGTGTGAAGAACATATTCGTGATGGTCTAGCACAAGGAATTCGTCAAAACTTTGTAGTTTCTTGCAATCTTCGTTCTATTCTTCATATTCTTGATCTTCGTGCTAAGTTGGATGCTCAACTTGAAATTCAGGCATTAAGTGAACAAATTGCTCCCGAAATTCAAAAATGGGCACCAAATGTTTGGGGTTATTATGAAGAAAAGCGTCTTCATAAAGCACGGTTGAGTCCATAATAAATAAATTATCTTGAATTTGTAACTTATGGCAACATATCCTGTAGTGAATACAAAAACTGGTGAACAGAAAGAAGTGGAAATGAGTGTCCACGCCTGGGATCAGTGGAAAATAGATAATTCAGACTGGACTCGTGACTGGTCTGATCCTTCTACTTGCCCTTCTCCCGGAGAAGTCGGTGAATGGAAAGATAAACTCATCGCAAGAAATCCAGGATGGAATGAAGTTTTAGATCGTGCAAGCAAAGCACCAAAATCAACTGTAAAGAAAATCTAATGGCAAGAAGAAAAAGAGCAGATCAACCAATCGGTGTTGGTCTTACCACTCGTCAATCAAAGCGTAAAAAACCATTAAGTAGTGAATATTTAATTGATATTGATCCTCTTACTAATAATCAAAGAAGACTTTTTGATTCTTATGCCGAAGGTAAACATGTTGTTGCTTATGGATGTGCCGGAACTGGTAAAACTTTTATTACTCTATTCAATGCTTTGAAAGATGTTCTTGATGAAAGAACTCCTTATGAAAAAATTTATCTTGTTCGTTCATTAGTTGCAACCCGTGAGATCGGGTTTCTTCCAGGAACACATGATGATAAGGCAGATATCTACCAAATTCCTTATAAGAATATGGTGAAGTATATGTTTCAGATGCCTTCCGATGTTGACTTTGAAATGCTCTATGGCAATCTAAAATCACAAGAAACGATTAAGTTCTGGAGCACTTCATTTCTTCGTGGAACAACTCTTGACAATGCTATTATTATTGTAGATGAGTTTCAAAATCTTAATTTCCATGAATTGGATTCTATTATCACTCGTGTTGGTGAAAATACAAAAATTTGTTTTTGTGGAGACGGAACTCAATCAGATCTTGTAAAAACAAATGAGCGTAATGGTATTGTAGATTTTATGACAGTCTTGCGTAAAATGCCTTCTTTTGATATAATTGAATTTGGTGTAGAAGACATTGTTCGTTCTGGACTTGTTAAAGAATACATTATTGCAAAAATAGATGCTGGATTTTAATGACAAACTCTTTGATTGAAAAATATAATGAAATTCATGGTCAAAAATTTAATCATGTTGATATTGAACTCCCTAAGTTAGAAAGGGAGACTATAGATGGCATTCGATATTATAAGGTTCCAGATTTAGATCAACTTTTAAGATTAGTTTCGATTACTTCTGTTACCAGTCATAAAAATCGCCAGGTATTTGTTAAATGGCGCAAAAAGGTTGGCGACAAAGAAGCAGACAAGATCACGCAACAAGCAACTAGTCGTGGAACAGATATGCACACGCTAGTTGAGCATCATTTGAAGAATGATGATCTTCCAGAAGTTCAACCTTTATCTCAGTTTTTATTTGATATTGCTAAGAAAGATCTGAATCGTATAAATAATATTCATGCTCTTGAAGGGTCTTTATACAGCAAAGTTCTTGGAATTGCAGGTACTGTTGACTGTATAGGGGAGTTTGATGGCGAACTGGCAATAATTGACTTTAAAACTTCTAAAAAACCAAAACCACGCGAGTGGATTGAACATTATTTTGTTCAATGTATGGCATATGGTTGTATGCTGTATGAACTAACAGGTATTTCTGTTAAAAAACTGGTAATCATTATGGCTTGCGAAAATGGAGAATGCGTCGTCTATGAAGAATATGACAAATCAAAGTACATCAAACTACTCACCGAATACATTAGAGAGTTTGTTAGAGATAAACTGGAACAGTATGGAACAAAATAAAGAACTAGAAAAAGCAATAGAAAATAAGTTTTTAACTCCTTCTAAATTTGCTCTGGAAATCGAAAGCATTGTGGCACTTGAAAAAATGAATTATATTGATGCAATATGCCATTATTGTGAAATTAATAATCTTGAAATAGAATCAGTTACGAAACTTATTTCAAAACCTCTTAAAGAACGACTGAAGTGGGATGCAATTCGTCTCAATTTTATGAAAAAGACCTCCCGTGCTTGTTTGCCTATCTAATGAGTCCCTTTGAATGCTATCAACATTATCTTTCACTAAAAAACCACTTTACTAACTCTAAATATGATTTTTTCAAATATGGTGCAAAAACTAGAGCATCAGTCACTTCTTTTAACAAACGGCGCGATAAATATTTTTTTGAGAAAACTTCAAGAAAGTATAATGATAAAGAAGTCGTAGACTTTTTAGTAGCAAATTTCATATCAACAGACAACCCGCAGAATTTATGGATTGGACAAATTATCAATTCTGGAGAAAGAACATATGCAGAGTGGATGCGAAGACAGCAGAGTTTGAGTTACTTGTTCAAGGAGCAATCGACAGAATTGTTCTCGGAAACCGAATTGAACGATGTCTTCAATTGCACCAAAGGTCATCCACCAATTCTCAAAAGGTTTCTAAGCGGGAGATTATTTATCGAAAACTTCGTAATCTACGACAAAATATTTCACTTTTCAAAAGATTTTGATAAGAAACTTTTGGATCCTGTATGGGAAACCGTAAGTTTAAAAATATCAAAATACAAACCCTTTCTAAATATTGACGTGTTCTCATACAAAAAAATCTTACGGGAAATTATAGATGAGTAAATTTTTTGATTCTGAAATTATTCAGGATGAACTGAAAGAAATTAACAAATTACAAGAAGAACTTTACGGAAGTATTCTTACTTTTGCTATGATGGATCGTGAAGAAAAATTAGAACATATTGAAAAACTTACAATTTTGCTTGATAAACAACGTATAATGTATACTAGATTATCTCTTTCTGATGACCCAGCAGCATTAGAAATGAAAGAGAATTTGAGAAAATCAGTTGCTATAATGGGATTTCCTCCTGAAACTGATATTCAGGTTTTGTTCACAAGTATGAACAAAACGATTGAATCTCTCAAGAAGTATCTTGACTAATCTAGCAATCTTTGCTATACTATACAAGTAATCCAACGAATCCAATTTATCCGAGGTATCTAAATGGGCTTTGCCGATCTTAAGAAACAATCCAAACTTGGTTCTCTCACCGCCAAACTGGTGAAAGAAGTCGAAAAAATGAATACTACTAGCGGTTCTTCTGATGACCGTCTTTGGAAGTTAGACGTTGATAAAAGCGGTAATGGTTATGCCGTAATCCGTTTTCTTCCTGCTCCCGATGGAGAAGATCTTCCCTTTGTGAAGGTTTATTCTCATGCCTTTCAGGGGCCTGGTGGTTGGTTGATTGATAACTGCCTGACCACTCTGAATGGGCAAAAGTGTCCTGTTTGTGAGTATAATTCTAGTCTGTGGAACAACGGCACTGATGCTGGTAAAGAAGTTGCACGTAAGCAAAAGCGCAAACTGACTTATGTAAGCAATATCTATGTTGTGAAGGATCCTGCAAATCCTGATAATGAAGGTAAGGTCTTCCTGTTCAAGTATGGTAAGAAAATCTTTGACAAACTTACTGAGGCAATGCAACCTGAATTTGAAGATGAGTCTCCTATTGATCCATTTGATTTCTGGCAAGGTGCTAACTTCAAACTGAAGGCAAAGAACGTTGCTGGTTATCGTAACTATGACTCCAGCGAATTTGCCGCTCAGGGTGCTCTTCTGGACGATGATGATGCTATGGAAGCAATCTGGAAGAAGCAGTATTCTCTTGCAGAATTCACTTCTCCTAGCGAATACAAGACTTATGATGAACTGAAGAAGCGTCTTGATTCTGTTCTGGGTGCTAAAACTTCGAATCGTATTGATGAAGAAGTTGAGGATGAAGATGATTATCGCGGTTCCACAAAGGAACTCAATGATGATCTTCGTAGCGAACTGAATAATCTGAAACCAACCCGTGCAGTTTCTGCACCTGTGGAGGATGATGATGACGATGCTCTTTCATATTTTGCAAAATTAGCATCTGATGATTGATTAGTTGCTATAATCTGGGGAGTTCAAGGGACTCCCTTTTTTTATGAATTTAATATTCTGGTATTTTCGGTTTTAATCAATCTGTTGTTTATATATTGCGATGACCTATCATAAGTCATTGCTTTTCTTGTATCATTAATTATTTGCTGCAAGTAAGTTGGTTTTAGGACATAGATTGTTCTTTTCTCATCATTTTTTCTTACTTCATATTCATAATTGCTAATACCTACTATTGGATTTGGAATACTTATAATGTTTTCACCTAAACTAATATCATTTGTATAAATTTTTCCTTTATCGTAATAAGATATTTTGAAGTTTGAATCAACTATTTTTCCTGCAGGAAGAATCAAACAACCTTGAGAATCTCTAACTTCAATTGTTTCATAATGGTGAATTGAATTTAAATCATTACCATAAAGTTCCTCAGCATACTGGTAAAGTTGATAATTTGAAAGTGGCCATTGATCTCTAACTCTGGTAATTTCCGCACATACTAAGACTACCCAATCATATTGACTACTTCCATAAAGTTCTTCAGCCACAAGATCTGGTCTTGATCCATCTGTAATTTGATATTTGTTAAAGATAGTAAAAACATTTTGAAGATCATCACGAAGTTTTACGCGACGAAATAAATTCTTTACAAGCAAATAATTATCAACAGACTGTTTATCTGAGAGGAAAGATTGATATTCTAAATTTGGTAGTTCTCTAAAGTAAGACATTAGTAACCAACTCCAGTTCTACCTTCTTCTGTATTATCATATTCCTCCGCATAAATTGGAGATAACTCTTGAAATTGTAATGTCAGTTGCATATGTACTGGTGTTGCATCAGGATATGTTGAATATTGTGCTGAACCATTATAATTTACATTCATTTGTGTTAGAGCACATGGTTTAAAACGATGTAAGAATGGATGTTGAATTCCTCCACTCATGTACTGCAATTTAAAGACATTTGGTGCTTTAACGAAAAGACCTCCACCTGAATTTTCGGGAGTTCCTTTTCTTGGAGTCATATTTTGCTTAAAACTTCGAATTATCTTTTTAATCATGTCACTTTCTTTTTTAGATCTTGGAACCATATCAAAAGTGAAATTAAATGCTGGACGCAGTGTTACACCATTGAAGAGTAGTTCAACATTCTGGTTAAATACATTTCCTCTTGCTCTTGATATTATTTGATTTATATCTCCTTGACCTAATGCTGCTGACAATGCCGCAGCGGCAGTTCCTGCTGCTATTGCTTGCTGCCCTTCTCCACTTTGTATTGCGCTGTCAAGATTGGATCCAAATTTTTTAAAAGACTCTGCAAGAGATCCAAATAGATTTGAACTTAGAGTAGCGGAAGAGGCAGCATTGACAATTGCTCCTTGAAGAGGATTCATTGATCCAGAAGTCCAATCCGCAGCATTATTATCTTGAATATTTGCTGGCATTGGAAGTATAATAGTTTCTATCGCAGTTTTAACACCTTTTAGTGCATTTTCTGTTGTCTGTAATGCAAAACCTCCGGTTAAACCGAGACCAGGTGGTTCATATTTAATAATTTGAATTTTAAAATAATCGTCTTGATTGCCAATATTTTTTATTGGATATCTTAAAAAAGGTTTTGGATCCGACATTTATTTTTTTAACTATTTATTATTAGTTCTGAACTAATTTTCCGTAAGGAATTGTTAATAGAGTTTTAAATTCTTCTCTACTTAATTCATATAATCCACTCACTAATCGATCACCATCTTGTGTATTATATTGTCTGATTTTTCCAAGATGAAAATTAAACCCTCTGAATCCTCTTGGTAGAATATCACCTGCACGAATCAGTGGATGTCGATCATAACGAATTCTTGGTGTTTTTGCATAATAGATGTAAGTATAATATTTTCCTGGAGTTGGAAAAGAGACTTCACTTCCACTCAATCTTGTTAATATTTCATTCATAAGTTCTTCTGGTCTTTCACCTCCTAATAAAGATTCTTTTAAATTTTTAAGCTGATTTGTTTTTTTCTTCGAACCAACTCTTCTTGGTAATTGTGGATTTGCTTCAACATAATCAAGATCAGTTTTGATAATATTAATCAATACTTCTTTAGTTAATCTATCATATCCACTAAGTTTTCCTATCCCACTCGCTGTTTGATAATAAACTGTATATGATTTTGCTATCTCAACCAACTGTTTCTTTGTATAATCCTTTAATGGTTTTTCGTATCCTGTGAGTGCCATTTAATTAACGGATGTTTAGGTTATCTTCTGTGATGATTTTAAATTCATAACCACGATCAGCACACCATTCTTTTGCTGCCTCCCATTTTGCCTGATTCTTAGCATATTCATAAACTTCACTAATATATCTTTTTGTTTGTCTTTGAGGTTTAGGAGGGGGTGCAGTTTGCTTTTTAGGTTTAACCTCAATCATATATTTTTTGATTGAACCATTAGGTTCTTTTACTTTTATGAGAAAGTCGGGGTAGTATCTGTGAATTTTTCCGTCTATTGGTGAGCGATAAGGAATTGCTTTTTCTTCAGATTCCCAAGATATGATGTTTTGATTTGTATCACAATAGACACAAAACTTTCTTTCCCATAAAGACCTATAGATGATATTTGTTGGATCACCATTATATTTTTCAGGAAAGGATGGTTGATATTTTCCCTTATATGACATCTAAATACTTACAATAAGAAACTCACAATAGGTATTTAGAGTGGCAACGCCCCGTAAAATATCAGATATAAGACCTTTATTTACTAATCTTGCTCAAACTTCTCATTATCAAGTTAAATTTGGAGGTCTTCCTAGTCAACTAACTGGATATCTTCTTCAGAGAGGAGTTACATCTAGATTTATTGCAGAAGATGCTGGTTTATTATGTAATAATGCTGTTCTTCCAACAACTCAAATTGCTACAGTAGATGTTGCTGGAAATTATATAGGAATTACCGAAACATTTGCTCATCGTAGACAATATCAAGATATAAGTCTTGAATTTTATGTTGATAAAAATTATAATACTTTGAAATTTTTGGAGCATTGGATGGAATTTGTGGCGAGTGGTTCTACATATCCAATAGATGGAACAAATCCTCCAATTAGTGATAATGTGGATAGTGGATATTTTATAAGAATGCAATATCCAGAATACTACAAGTCAAATAGAACTAGTATTATAAAATTTGATCGTGATTATAATAAAGAAATTGAATATACCTTTATAGGACTATATCCTTATTCGATTGCATCAATTCCAGTCTCATACTCTCAGTCTGATATAATGAAAATGCAAGCAACATTTAAGATTGATCGTTATGTAATTGGAAAATCTTATAGTTTAAATATTTTTAGAGGAGAAAATAATAATAATGATCCGAAGCAACCAAAACAGGAAGCACCAAGGCAACCTACTCCAAGATTGGTTCCAAGATCTCCAGGATCAATACCTTCAAATGGAGTTGAATTATATCCTGCTGGAGAAACATTATACGAATCTCTCTATGGTAAAGGACTTCAAAAGTACAGATAAATAATTTTATCTGATTTTATGGGTTATTATGCCATTACCTACAATTGCAACTCCTTCGTATACTTTAGAAATTCCATCTATTAAAAAAGAAATTAAATTTCGTCCCTTTCTGGTAAAGGAAGAAAAGATTTTAATTATTGCAATGGAAAGTGAAGATTCGAAGCAAATTGCTGATGCGGTTAAAACTGTAATTAGTAATTGTATTTTGACAAAAGGAATTAAAGTTGATCAACTTGCAACTTTTGATATTGAATATTTGTTTTTAAATATTCGAGGAAAATCTGTTGGAGAAAGTGTAGATGTTTTGATCACTTGTCCTGATGATGAAAAAACTCAAGTTCCAGTTAGCATTAATCTTGATGAGATTAAAGTAACGATTGATGAAAATCATTCTAAAGATATTAAACTAGATGATAATCTAACTCTTAGAATGAAATATCCATCAATGAAAGAATTTATTAAGACAAACTTTGGAAACAATTTCAATATGAGTGTTGATGATACCTTTGATCTAGTCCTATCTTGTATTGAGCAAGTTTATAGTGAAGAAGAATCTTGGTCTGCATCTGATTGTACAAAAAAAGAACTTTCGGAATTTATTGAACAATTAACATCTAATCAGTTTAAAGAAATTGAAAGATTTTTTTCAACTATGCCTAAACTTTCTCATATACTTAAAATTAAAAATCCAAATACACAAGTTGAAAGTGAAGTGATTCTGGAAGGATTAACAAGTTTTTTCGCCTAGGAATGGCTCATGAAAATCTTGAGTCATACTATAGAACTAATTTTTCCCTCTTGCAGCATCATAAATATTCATTGACTGAACTTGAAAACATGATGCCTTGGGAGAGAGAGATTTATATTGCCCTTATTAAACAATATATTGAAGAAGAAAACCTAAAAAACAGTACAAATGGCTGAGTTAGATCCGGAAAAAGTTAGTACTACAGGATTTGATCCAGTTACTGGTTCTCCTTTGTCTCAGGAAGTTAGGAATACTCTTTTAAAAAAATCTACAATTGATAGATCTGTTTTCAGAAATGAATTACTAGAATCTGAAAATAGAAAAAAAGAAGTTGACACACAAAATACCAGAGTTATTCAATCTCAAGAGCAAGCACTTTTGGGATTTAGTTCTAATATTCAGGCATTAAGAACTGATATTGGTAAATTAGGAACTGGTCTTGCAAGTATTGCACTACTTCTTCAACAAGATAATACTCAAGAAATATCAAAAACGAAAGAAGAACAAGAAAGAGAAAGAAGATTAACTGAAAGGAAAATTAGAATTGGTAAAGAAAGTGAGATTGAACAGAATATACAAAATGCAATTGCTGCCCCAGTTCAAAGATTAGTTCCAAAAGTAAATGATGTTTTTGTAAATATTAAAAATGCTCTTGCAATTTTATTTGGTGGTTGGTTAACTAAGCAAGTTGTAGATGCCATGAGGGCATCTGAAGAAAATAACACAAAATTATTTAATGATATTAAGTTTAATATTCTGAAGAATTTGGCAATAGTTGGTGGTGGATTATTGGCGATTAGAACTGGATTTTCTTTAGTTAAGAATACGATTGGTAAAATTGCTTCTGGATTAACAAGATTACTAATTGCAAAACCACTAGCAATTGCTGCAGCATTATTACCTAGAATTCCTTCACCAGGAGGAAACCCAAAAGCAGGTGGGATGCTTGGGGGAGTTGGTAAATTTGTTACCTTTTTAAGTGGATTAATGAATCTTAACAATAAAGAATTTGTTGATGCTACTTTATCTGCCCTATCTTTTGCTGCTAAAGCACCTGGTCCACTTGGAGCAATTGGAACAGTAGCTGGTATTGCCTTTACTGCTGATGAAATTGCTGAAGCATTTGGTAAAAACATTTTTACTGATTCTGCATTAAATCAAAAGGTTGATGAGATTGCAAAAATTTTTATAAGTGGTAATCAAAATAATAAACTACCAACATCTTCAAAAAAATCACCCGATGCTTCACCAAAAACGGCACCATCGGCACCAATAACACCAACACCAGTAGCAACACCACAAACACCAATGATGGGGAGCCCAGAATCTTCTGCTGCTCCTGCTCCTGCTCCAGCAACAGCACAACCGAGTGCTGATATGGTTTCAAAATTTGAGCAAGCATGGCAATATAGAAATAATTCTTTCGCAAGAGGTAGAATTGAAAGTGCATGGAATCAGATGAGTCAGGAAGAAAAGCAACAAGCAAAAGATTGGGCAAAAACGAAAGGATATGATTGGAATGAAATGAAACTGAAAGATCCATCTCCTGCGGTGGTTTCTCCACAACCAAACACTCAAACTTCAGAAACAACTCCATCACCAGCACAAGTATCAATACCACTTAAAATGCCTCAACAAGTTGGACAATTGCCAGAACCAAAACCATCGTTGACAATGATCAAAACATCAAATAATTCAAATCAACCACCAATTGCTCCATTAACAAATGGAGCATTATCTGATGTTCCTTTAATCAACTCTGCAAACCCCGATAATTTTTATGTTTTATATTCTCAGTTAAGTTATAATGTGGTGATGTAATATGACAATAGTAACAGATTCTCTTAAAAAATCTACTATTAACATTAACAATATTTCTAAGTCTTTATCTGAGACGAAAAGAAGTGTTTCTACAGTTAATGATTCTGTATCCAATATTTCTAAAATTATTTCATCAAATACAAGAATTAAAAAGGAATTATTTGCAAATTCTGAAATTATTAGTTCTCGAAGAAGAGAGGCATCTAAAAGGCAAGAACTCGAAGATCAAATTGAGTCTGCAAAAGTATCAACTAAACCATCATTAGGACTTGCTTTTGCTGGAAGAAGTGATAAGGGGCCTTTTGGTAGATTATTAGGATTTCTGGGATTTACATTTGCTGGTTGGATCGCAGAGAATTTACCCACATGGATTTTTATGGGAAAGGAATTTATTTCCAGAATTCAAATGTTTGGAAAATCAATGTATAATATGGTTGGTAATATGGAATTGATACTACAATCTTTTGGATCTGTTTTGAAAAATTCTTTTAGTGCGATTATTAATCTTGATCTGAATGAGTTTAGTGACGGAAGTGTGGCAAAATCTTTTAATGAATTAAATCTTGCAGTTCAAGGATTAGGTGATGACCTTACAGAAACATTCAAATTGTTTACAACACCACTGAATAAGTCTTTAGAAACTGGTGAAGAAGCACCAGCACTTGATGAAGATAGACCTGATACGATGTTTCCTCCTACATCTCAAGGAGAAATGAGAACAGTAACTGGTATTCATAAAGAAGCACTTGATATTATTGCAAAATATGAATCTGTTAGTAGTGATAGAACTGGTGATGGATATAATGCCATGAATCAAGGTGGTAATGGAATGAGTGGAATTTATGGATCTGGAAGTTCAACATCACCCCTATTACTTAGTAAAAAATTAACTGATATGACAGTAGGTGAAGTTATGGAAAGGCAAAGAAAAAATAATCAGTATTCTGGTCCAAATAAAGTTGGTATATTTGCTGCTGGAAGATATCAAATTATTCCAGACACCTTAAAGGGTATTGTTGATAATAAAATAATTAAAGTCTCTGATAGGTTTGATCAACAAACACAAGATAAAGCTGGATTATATTTAATTAAAACAAGAGGAATACAACCTTGGGGATGGGATGCTGCCAGTAAGGCAAGATTTACTGGAAGAGAACAATCTATAATTCAACAGGCAAGAAAAACACCTACTACATTTTCTCAACAAACAGTTTCTACTCCTTCAATACAACCACAAATACGACAAGTTCCTGTGGGAAATATAAATCCAAAAGTTGGTGATCGTCTTGGTGCTGGAAGAAATCATGGTGGGGTTGATTTGCTAGTTCCTTCGGGAACCCCATTAAGAGCAATTTCCGATGGTCAAATTGTCGATTCAGATTATGAAAAAGGATGGGGAAACTTTTTAGTAATGAAAGATAATCTTGGAATTTATCATTTATATGGGCACATGCAATCTGGATATAAGCGTGGAGGTCCAGTCAAGAAAGGTGAGGTAATAGGAAAAGTTGGTATGACTGGAAGGGCAACAGGACCTCATCTTCATTGGGAAGCAGGAACTGGATGGGATAAGTATCAATTATCCGGAAGATTTGATGCACTTACAAAATATAGCAAATTTGCACCATTTAATACTCAAGCAAGTAAAGAAACACCTGCACAAATTACAACACCACCTTCAAGAGTAACACAACCTGATGCAATGACTCCCGAAAGAAAAGGGCCTCAACTTTTAATCATTGAAGATATTCAACCACAAATGCCTCAAGTATCTTATTCTTCTCCACAACAATCACAAACACCAACAATCAGTGAATCTAAATTGTTAAATAATTTTATCAAGAATAAACTTCTACTCGATCTTGCGTACCTATAATGTCAATTAAAAAGTCTTTATACAATGAACTTATTTTAGAATCAAATGATGGATCTAGAACGATTGATCTGATAGGAGGTGCAATTCTTTTTGAATATTATGAAGATATTTTTTCCCCAACAATTACTGCAAAAATTAAAATAATTGATAATGGTAATGTAATTGCTCCAGCAGATAATCCAGATGGAGATCGTCAATCAATTTACAATGGATTGCCGTTGAGAGGTGGTGAACGACTTTCTTTAAAAATTGCAGGAAATTCTTCAACAAATCCTGGTCTTGACTTTTCAAAAAGATCAGAAGATTATTTTTATGTTTCTAGTATTACTGATGTTATTTCCGAAACTAATAGAGAAACTTTTACATTACATTTAACATCAAGAGAAGCAATTACCAATGAAACATCAAGAGTATCTAAAAAATTTCCAACATCTCTTAGAATAAGTGATTCAGTTCAAAATATCTTAAAAGATTATTTAAAGACAACTAAAATTGGAACCATAGATAAATCTTCAAATAAGTATGGTTTTATTGGTAACTTAAGAAAACCATTCACAGTATTAGTTTGGTTAGCATCAAAAGCAGTTCCAGAAAGTTCGGGAAATGCTACTGCTGGATTTTTATTCTATCAAACGCAAGATGGATTTCAGTTTAGATCTCTTGATGATTTATTATTACAAAAACCCAAAGCAATTTATACTTATACTGAAGCGCAAGAATCTTATGATGGAGATGAGAAAAAAGTTAATAATGATTTTAAGATTCTAAATTATTACACTGATAAAAATCAAAACTTAATTGAAAAACTTCGTTTAGGAACTTATGCAAGTCATAGAATGTTTTTCAATCCACTAAATTTTTCTTTTTCAAAACCTGAAGAAGGAATATTTAAGCAAAGTGATTATGTAGATAAGGCAAAAAATCTTGGTGATCGTCTTAAACTCCCACCATTATCTCCAGGATCTGATAAAACATTAGGTGATGTTCCCACAAGAATTATAACTGCTGTTCTTGATATTGGAACAATGGAAAAGGATGCATCTACTAGTGCAAATTCGGATCCTTCTTTGCACCAAGCTCAATCTCTTATGAGATATAATACTATGTTTACCCAGTCTGTGAATATTGTGGTTCCATCAAATACTAATTTAAAGGCGGGAGATATTATTGAGTGTAATTTTCCAAAAATTACAAATTCAAATGCCAAAGAATTTGATAAGGAACAAAGTGGACTATATATGATTAAAGAAGTATGTCATCACTTTGATGTTGAAAATTCATATACTTCTATGAAACTCATCCGTGATACTTTTGGCGTCAATGTAGAGGCAAGAAAAACATAAATGTTAGATCAATCATTACTTCAGAGTCATTTTATCGGTAGAGATGGATTTCGTTGGTGGATCGGTCAGATTCCTCCACTTTCTTCTATGGGAAAACAAATATCTGGAGGTGGTTGGGGAAATCGCTTTAAGGTTAGAATTATTGGATATCATCCTTATAGTGAAGAAGAATTGCCAAATGAAGATCTTCCTTGGGCACAGTGTTTGATTCCAACCACAGCAGGAAGTGGAGCAGCAAATGTTGTTACTGGTGTTCAATTACAACAAGGTGATGTAGTTCTCGGATTTTTCTTAGATGGTGATAATGCTCAAATTCCTGTAATTTTAGCAACCTTCGGTAGAACTGATTCAGTCCCATCATTAAATTATAGATCTCCATTTGAAGGATTTACAGGATTCTCTGATCCGGTGAAAAAAAATAGTAAATTAACTTCATCAATAGAATCTAATGAAGTAAAGGATAATTCAAATCCATCGCCGCCAAGTGTTACTACAGCACAGGCAGATGCAATATCTCAAAAAGTTGGGTATCAAGTTTTTTCTGAAAATTCTGCAATTGGATATCAGGTTCCATTAGCAAATACTGTTAAAAATACAAGAATTGATAAGATAAGATCAATTGTCAAAAATCTTTTAAGAAAATTAAAAACTCTTCAGGGAAATATTGCGGCTATAGGACAAACAATTCGTCAAGCAGCAGATAAAATTGTAACTTTATGTAATGATTTGATTGGTGGTATGTTTGATTTTCTAATTAAACAGTTAATAAAACTTTTAAATGAAGGGTTAAAGTTACTTTATAAATTAATTTTTGCACTAGTTCTTGCTGCAACAGGATCTCCTGTTGCAGCACATGCTGCTGGTGTTGCTGCACAACAGGCAATGCTAATACCTGTAAAAGCACTTGAAGAGGAATTTTCATGCATTGCTGGCAAAGTAATTGAAAAGATGAAGGGTTTAGTTTTTGGTATTTTAAATACGGCAATAGAGGAAGTAGATCGTTTTGTAAGTTGTGTTGCAGATCAATTTGCTGGTACACTTCTCAATACAATTATTGGTGTTGTGGAACCTTTATTCGAAAAACCTTTAGCAGGAGTGGCAAATCTTCTTCAATTCTTTTCCGATTTTAATCTTGGTAATATACTCCGCGAAGGAATTGGGATGCTGTCAGAAATGGGAGCAGGATTTGGATGTGATCAGAGTTTAGATAATTACAAAGGTCTTGTAAATGAATGGACGGTAGGTGTTGGACCTTCTGGATCTGTTTCGGCACTAACAAATTCTCTGGTTGACACTTATACTAATGTTCGTGACATAACAAATATTATTAGTTCTGGTGTAGATATTACTTCTGTGCAGGAATGTTTTACTAAAGCTTTGGAGTTTGCAAGTCCACCAATTATTAATATTTTTGGTGGAAGAGGATCTGGTGCAACAGCAATTCCAATTTTTGGCAATCTTGTAACAAATCCAGATGGAAATATAACAGCAAGTGTAATTGGAGTGCAATTAACAAATCCAGGATCTGGATATGCTTTCCCACCATTTATTGAAATTGTAGATGATAATGAACAGGGATATGGTGCTGTAGCAAGGGCGATTATCAATCAGAATAATGAAATTGAATCTGTCTATATGGTTTCTGAGGGTGAAAATTATTCAGTTGGAGATATTGCAGAATTCTCTGTCTTGAAAGTGTTGGTTGAGAATGGTGGAAGTGGGTATGATGATTTAACAACTGTTATAACTGATAATCTTGGAAACGAATATAATTATCAAATTATTGATGGAAGAATCTATCAAGTCACACCTCTAAATAATATTGTTGATAGTTTGCCTACTCTCAGTATTGAATCTGATGAAGGATTTGGTGCAATTTTACGCCCCGTAATTGGTGCTCTAAAAGGTTCTGGAAATGTTCCTGCTTCTCCAGATGCAAATTCAAATTCTACAAATCTATTCACACAACAAGTTCAAACATCCATAGATTGTCCAATATAAAATGACAGAAAGAAATAAAAATATATTTAAAAGACAACTAATCAGTTTCAACCCTAATTTTAGAATTGATACTGCCAATCCCCAAATGGGGGGATCTGGAACCGATGTTTATAAAATTTATGGAGTAACTGATAGTGGCGATAATCAGTCTTCGATTAGTTTAAGTAGTAGCGGATTGTTTTCGATTTATAACGACCACACAATTCAAATTTCTGGTGGCACTAAAAATCAGGAAGGAAGAGAAGATATAGTTATTATTGGAAACAATGGTAATGTTTCTATTTCTGCAAATGGAATGATTCGCTTATATGCAACGAACATTATGATTGAGGCTGAAGAGGACATTCATTTTAAAGCAGGAAGAAATATTACAATGATGGGTGGTGATGGTCGAGTCATGGTTAAGGGTCAAAGAGTTGATTTAAAAGGAACTAGTGGAAACATTCCATCCTTATTAAATATAGATTTTACAAGTAGAGTTTTTGAGGGTAGTTTTGTTGGAGTTGATTTTATTAATGGTGCAGTTAGTGGAATTGTTAGTAAGGTTATAGATACTGTAATTGACTCGGTAATATAGTATGGCAGATCAAAATAATTGCGAAAAACCAAGAAAGATTATTGAAGAAGAAATTGAAAGTAGTATAGAAGAACAAAATCAATCTTTTTATGAAGAACCCTCAGAGAATAGTAAGTTTTATGGATTAGAATCACATTTTAATGAAACTGTAGTTTTTTATAAAAATGTTAGAATTCATGGTGAATTAAAGTTTAATAACGCTAATTTTTTATCGAAAAAAATAACATTTAAAAAAATAAATGTTCTAGAAGATTCTGATTTTTATGGTGATGTATATATTGATAAAAATTTAAATGCTGGAATTGTTACTGCAAGAAAAAGACTAGATGTTGGTTGTGGTGGAACAACATTAAGAGCTGATGCATCAACTAGTCGTGTTGGAATTGGAACAACAACTCCTAGAGAAAGACTTGATGTTATTGGAACAACAATTGTTAGTGAAAGAGTTGGAATTGGAAGCACTCAACCACAACAGAGATTAGATATTGCGGGAAGCGTAAAAATAGATGAGACAATCTATGATTCTGCGAATGCTCCAGGAAGAAATGGATATTATTTGGTTAGAGATGATACTGGAGTTAGATGGATACCTCTAATCGCGGAGGCTATTCCTGGAGTTCCTGGAATATCCACAGATGGAATTTTTGTTCTCGATGAAGGAGTCCCTCTTTACCCATCATAATATAAATATTTCATTATAAAGAAGTAGAATGACAAGATTTTACGTTCAAGATCAGGGAGTATTTATTCCAACAGATGACTTAGCACAAGCGTTTGCTGCTTTAAATTTTAAACAAATCAATAGTCTTGGCGTAGGAACGGATACTTTAATTCCTGTCGTTAATCCAAGTAATCCAAACTGGATTGCAGATATTCAAACACAAGATTTATGGGGATATGTTGGATTTGGATCATCTGCTCCAATTTATAGACTCACTAATGTCGGTATTGGAACTACAAATCTATTCAATAGATTTCAAGTAGGTCTTACTGGACAAGATTTAGTTGTTACACCTGTCGGATTGACTGGTCTTGGATTGACAAATCCAGCGTATAAATTAGATATTACTGGAGATCTTCATGCTACGCAAAGAGTTGAATTTGATGCAACTTTAGATGTTGATGGTGCTACGACTCTTAATGATACTTTAGATGTTGATGGTGCTACGACTCTTAATGCTACTCTAGATGTTGATGGCGATACAACTCTTAATGCTACTCTAGATGTTGATGGTGCTACGACTCTTAATGATACTTTAGATGTTGATGGCGATACAACTCTTAATGCTACTCTAGATGTTGATGGCGATACAACTCTTAATGCTACTCTAGATGTTGATGGTGCTACGACTCTTAATGATACTTTAGATGTTGATGGTGCTACGACTCTTAATGATACCGTAGAACTTAATTCTTCTCTAATTGATATTAATAATAGTACAGCAACTGGAAAATTTGATTATCGCTTATCGTCTGTTGGAACAGGAGTTTCTTGGAGACCTCCTGGCGTTCAAACTCAAAACATCATTTATGTTACAAAAGATGGTGATGATACGAACAGCGGATTGCTTGAAGGTGATGCAAAAGCAACTGTGGGTGCCGCCGCATCAATAGCACAAGATGGGGATACAATTTATGTTCGTCCTGGTGTTTATTATGAAAACAATCCAATCGGTCTTCGTACTGATGTAACTGTCTCTGGGCAAGATTTGAGACTTGTTACAATTATACCAAATAATCCAACAAAGGATGTTTTTCATGTAAGAAGAGGTTGCTTAATTGAAAACTTAAACTTTGCTGGTTCAAGTATTGGAGTTGCTCATACTGGTTGTGGTGCAGTTGCGTTTCCTCCAACAAATCCAACAAATTATGCAAATACTGGATATATTTCAGCAGGACCAGCACTAGAGGGTCCATCTGGGAGATGGAGAAGTCCATATGTGAGAAACTGTACCAATTTTATGACTAAAAGTATTGGTATGAAAATTGATGGAAATCATGCAAGTGTTTCAGATCCTGAAAATAATATTGGAAATGATCTTAAATGTATGGTTTGTGATTCATTTACTCAATATAATGAAAATGGTATAGGAGTTTCAATTACAAATAATGGATATGCACAATTAGTTTCTATTTTTACAATTAACTGCGATATTGGAGTTTATGCTGCTACTGGTGGTGCTTGTGACCTTACAAACTCAAACTCATCATTTGGTAATTATGGTCTTTATGCAGTTGGATTGGGTGCAACCGAATTTACTGGATATGTGGATCCTTCTCCACAGAATTTTGGTCCAGTCATTACAAGAGTTGAAAATGGAGTAAATGCTGATAGTGATAAAGTTACTCTTATGGATGTAAGAGATGTTGCTTATGGTAACGTGAGAAGACCTTATGATGGGCAAGCATTATTTTTTGAAATTAGTAATTTAGATGGAAGATATGCAGATGTTCCAGCATTTTCAACATTAACTGAACCTATGATTAGAGTTCAAGAAATTAAGATAACAAATGGTGGATCTGGATATAGTGCAGCATCTCCACCAAATGTGTATATTTACGATTACAATGATAATACACGCGAACCAAAAGGTCCTCAAGGAATTGTTGCAGAATTAAGTCCAACAGTTGATGATTCTGGAGCAATTATTGGAATTGATGTTATAAGTAGCGGAAGAAATTATCTTCCATCACAAGATTTGAGAGTTGAAATTGATGGTAGTGGTGGTGCAGCAGCAACTGTAGTTACTCAACCAATTTATTATACTGTAGATGTTGCGACAAGTCCAACAACATCTGGATTAACAACCGTAACATTTAATGAGAGAATTCCATATGAACTTTTTGGGAATGAACAAATTTCATTAAAGAGAATCAGTAGAATTCTTACCAGTTCTCATTCGTTTGAATATATTGGTACGGGAACAAGTATAAATACATCAACACCCTTTCAGGGTGCAGTTCCGATAAAAGAAAATGAAATTGTTGCATTAGATGGGGCACAAGTTCCGTTCACAAGTACCGATCAAAAAGGTAATTTTGATATTGGAGAGGGTCTTCAAATTAATCAACCAACAAGAACGATTAGAGGAAGAGATTTCAGTAGAGCAATTCAGGCAGAAGTTACACCATTAATTTTAGCATTAAGATAAGAATATGGCAGTCGCACCACTTAATAAATATTTGACAATTGCAGTTCCTGTTGCTCCCGGAGAACAGACAGTTTATACTGTTCCGACAGGGCAATCTGCCATTTTACTATATGCTCAAGTTGCGAATGTTGGAGTTAATACATATCCAACTGTTACTTTAACTCATAGAAGAAGAAGTAGTTCTCAAAGAACTGCTGGAAATGTAAGAAATATAAGAATTGCTAAGAATGTAGAAATTCCTCCGAATGATGCAGTTATTTTAATTGATGGTCGTTTGGTATTGGAAAAAAGTGCAATTATTACCGATTCAGTTGTTCTCACCGGAACACAATCTGGTATTATTTCTGTAACTGATTGTCAGTATGACAATAATACTGGAATTACCACAGTTACAACTTTTAGTGCTCATAATTTTGTTGCTGGTGATGAAGTTACAATGAGTGGACTTGCCTTCACTTGCCCAAGTAATATTGCAATCACCACTTCAATTTTTCCATCACCTCAACAGTCTTTTGTAGTTGATTCTATTATTGGTAGTGTTGGAACTTCAAAAACTTTTATAACTAATTCTGGTAGAGTTACTGGTATTGCTCATACTTATATGAGTGGAGGTCTTGTTGGACCACTTCATATGGAATTTATTTGTAGCATTCTTGAAACTAATGTATCTGGTATTGCGTAATTATGCCTAAGTATTTAAGCGGAAGATCTAAAAGAACACCACAATCTGCATTAAAAACTGATATAGACAGATATTTGTCAGTTGGTGATGCAGAACCAAACTTAAGAGATCCCATTGCACCTGGAGATACTCCACCTTTTGGGCAACAATATCAGATTGTTTCTGTAGAAGGATTTCCTGGGCAAAGATTTTGGAGACCTGTTGGTGGAGGAGTAATTCCTGGTTCTATTAGTGTTTATGATGAAAATTTTACTAATCTTGTTGGAGGACCCAGTAGTACAACTCAATTAATATTTAAAGGTGCTGCAATAACCGCAACGGGATCTGGAAATGGAAGTCCATCAAATCCTTATGGCGTTGGAGTTACTATTACTGTATTTTCTCCAGGAAATGACCAAGAAATTTTATTCAACACCGCGAATGAATTTTCAACATCTTCAAAGTTAAAATTTGATACATCTAATGGATTATTAACTGCAGGAGATAGAATTAATGTTGGTTTTGGTGGCACTGTAATTGCTACGACAGGAATTGGATCTGTAGGAATTGGAACTTCAAATCCAACACAAAAGTTAGATTTGAACGGAGATTTGAGATTAAGAGGAACCATTTACGATTATACGAATAGTCCTGGAACAAACACACAAGTTTTAATCAAAAATAATTTAGGTGGTGTTCTTTGGGTTAATCAAAGTACAATAAGAGCGGGTGCGGGCGGAACCTATCAGAATGTTCAGTTTCACAATAGTTCTGGATTAGTTGATGGATCTCCAAATTTTGTGTATGATGAAGTTAATGGTAGAATTGGTATTGGAAGTACAGCACCAAAAACAACATTAGATGTTTTGGGAATATCTAGTTTTAGGGGCGGATCTTTTGTTGATAATCTTACAGTAACTGGTATTACAACAACCTCAACTCTTGCAGTTTCTGGAACTTCCACTACGCGCAATCTTGTAGTTACTGGAGTTACTACACTTGGATTTTTAACAGGAACTAGTGCATTTTTTACGGGAATTGTAACAGCAACAAAATTTATTGGATCAATTGATGTTACTAATTTATTTGTAAGTGGAATATCAACCTTTAAACAGAAAGTTAATATTGATAGTGATCTTGGAGTTACTGGTTTTACAACAACAAGAGATCTTCAGGTCTATCAATCTACGACATTAAATCGTTTAAATGTTTCTGGAGTTTCAACATATACTTCTCAAGTTAATATCAATAATTTGAATGTTACTGGTGTAGGAACTTTTGATAATATTAAATTAGATTCAAATACAATAAGTGCTATCAGTGGGAATTTAATTATTCAATCATTGGGTGGAACAACTCAAATCAATGACACAATTTATTTAAATAATACTACAAATTCTACTAGTAAAGATACCGGAGCCCTTATAGTAGAAGGTGGTGTCGGTATTGAGAAAAATCTATACGTTGGTGGCGACATATATGGTAATGGAATTATTGTTGGAACTGCTACAAGTTCAAACACCATCAGAACCTTAGGGATTTCAAATAATGCTTTATATTATCCAACATTCGTTGACAGTAATAATTCCCCTGCCGCTTATGAGTCAGTTTATACTAGTGGTGGTCTAGTTTATAATCCTTCTACTGGTAATCTTGGTATTGGAACCACAAATCCAACACAAAAATTATCCGTATATGGTGTGATAGAATCACTTAATGATGGTGCCAATGAAGGTGGTAACTTAGTATTGAGAGGGCAACCTGGAACTAGTAGTCGTTGGAATATTGATAATCATACAAGTATTTCGGGTAGTATTAAAAATCAGTTTAGAATTTTTAGAGAAGATGAGCAGACTGGTCTTAATGGATCAACATATCTTGGAATTACTACTGTTGGTGAAGTTATAATTGGAAATGCACCTATTAATGTTTATCTAACATCAACAGGAACTTCAAATCAGCAACTTCAAGTTCAAAGTGGTGCTTATGTTTCTGGTAATCTTGGTATTGGAACCACAAATCCAGTTGCAAATTTGGAGGTTTCTGGAAATTCCCCAACATTAAGAATTTCTGGATTTTCTAGCAGTACAACTAGATTAGATTTATCTTCTAGTACTGGAATAAAGTGGAGCTTAGTAGGAAATCCTACAGGAAGTAATGGTGCTCTTACTATTCAATCTAATGATGTTGAATTCATACGAGTATCTAATAACACTGGAAATCTGGGTATTGGAACCACAAATCCAACTTCTAAATTACAAGTTGCAGGAAATGTAACACCTTCTGTTAATAATGCATATGATTTAGGTAGTCCTTCATTAAGGTGGAAAGATGTATATTCCAATACTTTTAATGGATCTTTTGTTGGAACCGCTTCAAGTTCAGATACTGTCAGAACAGTAACGAATTCAACTAATGCAACATTCTATCCAACATTCGTTGATAGTGATAATGGATCTGCAGCATATGAATCAGTTTATACTGATGCTGGAATTTCTTATAATCCATCAGCGAATTTATTATCATTAGGAAATCTTCTAGTAACTGGTATTAGTACATTCACTAACTATATTGATGCTAATGGTGGTGCTTATATTGATAATATTCAAATAGGAATTACTGGTGATAATGAAATTGATACTACAACGGGCAATTTAACAATTGATTCTGCTGGAGGAACCACTACTATTGATGATAGGTTAGTAGTAACAGATATTGCTACTTTTAATAGTAATGTAATTTTAGGTGATGCTTCAGCAGATACTATAACATTTAATGGTAGAGTTGGTAGTGGAATCACTCCAGCAACTAATGGCGTTACTGATTTAGGTAGTCCTTCATTAAGGTGGAAAGATGTATATTCCAATACTTTTAATGGACAATTTATAGGAAATGCTGATACGGCAACCAAATTAGCAAATGCTAGAAACATAGCAATTACTGGAGACTTATCTTGGAATGTTAACTTTGATGGAAGTACAAATGTAACTGCAGCAGGAATTTTAACAACCACTGGTGTGACAGCAGGAACTTATGGATCTTCTACTCAAGTCGGTATTGTAACTGTAGATTCTAAAGGTAGAATTACTGCTGCTTCTAATATTGATATTAATTTTGGTGCTGCCACAGTTGCTCAGTCTGATAAGGCAACTATATTGAGTCCAAGAACTACTTCACCATATACCACTATTGATACACAAGGTTCTTATATTCATTGGAATAGGGCTAATGGTGATGGAGCAACTTGGTTAATAAATCAAAGAGGTGCTGGTGCTGGTGGATTTTACTTTGCAGATTCTACATTAAGTGCATCTAACGTTAATGGAGGAACTGTTGGTCTTACTACAACACTTAGAGTAGATGCTATTGGGAATGTAACTCCTACTGGTGATTTTATTGGTCGTTTAACCAATACAATGCTGACTGGAACAAATACCACTGAATTGATTCGTGGTCAGATGGCAAATAATGATTACTTTAGAATTCTTGTTGGAGGAACTGCAGATGATGTTGGTTATGTTGAACTTGCCACTTCTGATAATGGAAATGAACCAATTTATGTAAGACAATATACCGGTGTTTTCTCAACTCTACAAAGAACAGCATCTCTTCTTGATGGTTCTGGTGATACAAGATTTCCAGGAACTGTTTATGCAGCAGCATTTAATGGACCTTTTACTTCAAATTTAAATGTTACTGGAATAGCAACATTTGAAAATACCGTTAGATTCAAAGCAGACATAGAACTTGATGCGACCAAAATTATGTATTTTGGTCGTGAAGAATCTTTTGGTGGTACAGATACTGGTGGGGGAGATTATGGATATATTACTTGGGATAATGATAATAATACTTATGCAATAACACCCAGCAGTACTGAAAATGGATGTCTCCGAATAGGAACTCAAAATGATGGTGAAGGTTTAAATAGTGATAATATGGCACTGGAACCAGCATCATCTTTATACTTAAATCCCGGAGGAGATCTCTACAAAGGTAATGCTTCAAATAGATTGAGTATTTGGTATGGTTCCGGAACCAGTGGAAATATTTCTGATAATTCTGTTACTTTATCAGAATCACTGCGATCAAATGTAAACATTAATGGTGGTGGAAATATTACTGTAAACGCATCTGGATTTGTTAAATGGGATACTAGATTTATTGTTATTTCAAATGGTAGAGGAAATAATTTTTCAACTGAAGGACATTTTAATATTTCCTGCCCATTGTCTGGAACCATCACTGGAGTTGGTGGTGCTGCAAATGCAACTGCAACAACTGATGGAATTCCATTATCAAACTGGCAGGCACTTTATTACATTCTTCCACTTGGATCTGGAAATGTTTCATTAGCAGATAATTTTAGAATTTCTGATTTTACATCTAATGTAGATATTCCTTACAATTGGGTATTAATTTGCGTTCGTAATGGTGACGATGGAAAGTATTATTTCCCAAATCGTGGAACACTGTCAGCAGGAACATCTGCTGTTCCAGGAACTATTGGTGGTATTACTATTAGAGATGAGGGAAATCTTCAAGGAACCGCAGGGGCAATCAATACGATTAATTTTATTGGCGATGGTGTTACTGCCACAGCTTCTGGTAATGAAGCAACACTAACTTTTGTCCAACAAACAGGTCCTCCTGGTCCTCCTGGTCCTAGTGTTACTGGTCCTCCTGGTCCTCCTGGTGATCCTTCAAGTGTTGCTGGTCCTCCTGGTCCTCCTGGTGATCCTTCAAGTGTTCCTGGTCCTCCTGGTCCTCCTGGTGTTACCAATATAACTGTAACACAAACTGGATATTCTTGCCCACCACCAATATCTGCAAGTGGATCAACCATTACGGTTGCTTCAAATAGCAATGCTTATGGCGCAAGATATATACAATCAACTGCACCATTAAGTGCTTGCGAAGGTGATATTTGGTATGATACTCAGATTACTACTAAACTAGTACAAGTTGTTCAATCACAGACGCAGACACTAGTAGGAACTACTTCGGTTAATTTTGTTTCTAGTGGATTTAGTGCCACGATTACTCCCACTAATGCTAATAGTAAAATATTAATTCTATTAAGTGGAGGGATTCAAAATGACGCCGTTAATGGTGGTGTCGTTACTAGTATTTTTAGAGGTGGTGTTTCAATCTGGCCTGGTTCAACATTACACCAATTTAGTGCGGGGGGAAATAATATATGTGGTTTATCTATTAATTATATGGATTCACCTGGAACAACTTCTCCAATAACTTATACATATTATCATGCTACCTACAATACTGGTACTGCATATCTTAGATGGGGAGCTTTTCAATTAATAGAGATTCTATAATGATTACTATAATTTCTGCATTAAATTCACTAAGACCGGGTGCAATCTGGAGTGTACTTGGAGATACATATGAGGATATACAATGGTTAGATGAAAATCAAACTAAACCGACCAAAAAAGAGATTTCTACTGAACTAGAAAGATTAAAGGTGGATTATGATTTAAAAGAATATCAAAGATTAAGGGCTCCAGAATATCCACCAAAAGAAGATTTTATTGATGCTTATTATTGGTCACAGAGAGGTGATAATACTAAAATGAATGAATATCTTGAAAAATGTGATGATGTAAAAATAAAATATCCAAAACCTTAGTAGGAAAAATGGTGTAAATTATGAAACTAAGGCAAGGTGGTGTTTGGGCTAATGTAGATACTTATATTCGTGAAGGTGGACAATGGAAATATGTTAATTTTATAAGAGATGCAAGTGAACTTTTATTAATTATCTCCATCACAACTGTTGATCTAAATCTACAAACTGCCTTCAATAATGCCTTTGGTATAACTGCATGGACTTCATCAATAAAAAAAAGAGTTATCATTAATCCTGGAGTTATTGTCGGATCATCAAGTGCTTCTCCTTTTAATTATGCATTAACTATACCAACTGGATTAGGTGGGACTTTAAGAGTTGAGAATTATGGTTCCATTCAAGGTGCTGGAGGTCTTCCAAATGGTGGAAATGGTGGAAATGCTATATTTGCCGGTTCTCCAGTCACTTTCGATAATCAAGGAACCATTTATGCTGGTGGTGGTGCCGGTGGGCTTGGTGGAACTGGAGGACTGGGAGTTTATGATTGCTCCTATACAGCATATTTAGGTGCATCTAATGTTTGTGTTAATATTTTGTTTGACGAAAATGGAAACGTCTGGCCTGGCGCACAAGGAAGTGCAGATTTATCCTGTAGTAGACAATTTGGTTCTGGAAGTTATTGTACAATTGGGTTTCCAAATGCTACTACTTTGTGCATTATCCAGCCCATCTTTCTGTATTATAAATGTAATAATTGTTATAGGTTTATTTCCCAATTATGTTACACTGGTGGAGGTGCTGGTGGTGCTGGTGGTCTAGGACAAGGATTTAATCAAAATTTAACAGGTGGTTCTGGTGGAGGTGGTGGTGGTATTAATGCTGGTACTGGAGGAACTGGTGGAACAGGTGGTAATTGGGGAGAAGTTGGTGGTAATGGATTTCCCGGATCTAATGGAAACTATACTGTAGGTAGTGGTGGTGGTTCTGGTGGTCTTCCTGGTTATTATATTGTAAATAGTGGACTTGTAACTTGGACTAATCTAGGAGCAGTAGCAGGATTTGCAATTTAGAACAAATAATATAATGAAAATGCTGTTAGGGTGATATAATATATACTATACAATTTAAGTTTTATAAAATTTTATGAAATATACAATTTTAGAGATTCTTCCTGGACAAATTCGTGTTGAGTTTGAAGATAACTCTTGGGCAATAGTTCCAGTTAAACCTAATGCTACATTGGATGAAATTGATGATGCAGTATCTAAATATGATCCTGATTTTATCTTAAAACCAGAAAGTATTATAAATCCAGATATTTCAATTGGTGATCAAAGAGAATCTAAGAAAGTAGATAATATTCAACCAGTAGAAAATCAGTCTACACCACAAAGTAATACTCAAGATAATTCCTTATTATTAAATATTATATCACCAATTAATCTAGCATTATCAGAATATTTTCATAGACATGGAGATTCTAGACTTAGAGATTTATTAGATACAAAAATTTCAGAATATATTTCATCTTCGCAAATTTCAGCAGATCTATTAATAACTAACATATCTAATATGTCTGAAATGTATACTCCAGAAGATATAATGGCACAAGCGGAGGCAGAATTGAATGCAGAACAATCCTGAAAATCGTCAAGCAATTGATAAAATGAAAATCTGTCTACAATGTGAGCATTTTTTCAAACCCACCAGACAATGTAAAAAATGTGGATGTTTTATGCCTGCTAAAGTAAGAATTCCTAATCAAAAATGCCCTGTTGATAAATGGTAATTAAATGAATAATTTAATTCAAGTTATTAAAGTTCTTGATGAACATGAACTGAAAATTGTTAACTCATATGTTGATGAATTGCCATTTCAACAAAATACAGTATTTAATTCTGATGGAAAATTAAGAACAGATACTTCAGTAAGGTCTAGTTTTGGTTCTTCCATGAATGAGGATCATCAAGCAACTAAACTTTTGCACAGTAGAATAAATGAATCTCTCTTAGTTTATAAAGAAAGAGTTATTCCAATTAATTCTATGTTTCAGTATTATCCTGTCCCTATAGGATATAGTACTACTTGTTATAGAGAATCAATTCAAGTCTTAGAATATTCTCCAAATCAAGAATATAAGTTTCATCATGATACTTCAAATGATCCAAATTCAAAGGAATATCATAGAATCATAAGTATTGTTTTATATTTAAATGATGATTTTGAAGGTGGTGGAACAGAATTCCCACATAAGACTTATAAACCTTCTCCAGGATACGGATTAATTTTTCCATCTAATTGGTGCTTCCCACATTCAGGACAAAAGGTTTTATCTGGCAAAAAACGAGTCGCTGTTACTTGGTATTATGTGAACGATACTAGTGCTTAATTTTTTATGGAACAAATATTCGAACAAGATAATTTTATAACCCTTGATGAATGTAAAACCTTGATAAACTATCAAGAAAGTCATTCACCTAACGATGCATCTAAAGGATTTTGGGATAGTAGAATTGTCACTTCCTACGGCGAAAGTATCAAAGATTTAACAAATATCATTCATCAAAGAATAATTAATATTTGTATGAAATTTTATGAGGAAGAAAATATATACCTCGAATTTACAAATCTAGTTTATTGGGGAGTTGGAATGAAACTAGAAGCACATGCTGACAATTTTTGGATTGATGACCCACAAAAACCACATTATTCTTCAAATCGTGATTATTCTTCTGTATTATATTTGAATGATGATTTTACTGGTGGAGAAACTTATTTCCGAGATTATAATTATAGTATCATTCCCAAACCTGGAAAATTAGTGATTTTTACATCAGGAGCAAAACATATTCATGGTGTAACGGAAATATTGAGTGGAAAAAGATATACTATGGCAACTTGGTACACAAAAAATATAAATAATCGAATTGCTTGACACCCTGCTCCAGATGCCCTATAATGCTTGAGTAACGAAGAAATGCCCAAATGTCCCATAAGACGGAAGAGTTCCTAACTAAATGTGTAGTTGATACACTTGCTCGTAAGTTTTATCTCTACTCTAGTGAAGGAAATGAAAAGGTGGTAGAATGTGAAAATATTGAACAGTTTATGAATGTTCTTGAAGTTGTTCGTGATCAAGTAAATGAAGATAATCTAGTTTATTCTAATCCATTCTGACAAACTAAATAAAAAACAAAAATGGAAGTTTTTACCGTGGAAGAATTTCAAGAACGCTTTGACGAACTTATCGAACGAGTCGAAAATGGAGAGCACATCGGAATTGTTGGTGAAAATGGAAATGCAGCAGTGATGATGCCTGCCGATGATGACCTTGTTCGAATATATACAGACCACGAAGAAGGTTGTTGACAGAGAGTTCCAGATCCTCTATAATTGATCTGGATTTTACGCCAGTCAGAACAGGTGTTCAGAGTCGCCTTATAAGCGATTTGCCCCAGATTAGGGCCTTTGGGAGGGTTCGATACCCTCGGCTGGTATTGCTATTCGTTATTTGCGAATAGCAAATGCAGGTTTAGCTCTCTGGTCGAAAGCACCGAACTCATAATTCGGCTAAGGTGGGTTCGATCCCCACAACCTGCACTTGACCACTATGACTTTCTGAGTTATAATGGTCTTATACACGCCCGTGTAGCCCAGCGGAAGAGGCAAGAGACTTATGTAAAATTGAGCCTCATTTGGGAAACCTTATGAGTGTAATTCCTCAAATTCGGTGAAACCTGTAAAATGGCAATACCGAGCCAAGCATCGCAAGATGAAGGTGTAGAGACTAGACGGGGAACACCTAAACCGAAAGGTATGGTGAAGGTATAGTCCAGACCACAAACTGAAAAGGCAACGAAAGTTGTAGTGGTAAGAAAATCTCTCAAGCGGTGGTTCGAATCCACTCACGGGTATGAACCGATAAACTTATATAAATAACTATATAATGCGTTTATCAGTATGAAACATTCATATACAATAGAAGAATTTAAAAACGCTGTTCAAGGAAGTTATTCTATTGCTCAGGCACTTACTAAACTTGGCGTCTCCCCAAGAGGAGGCAATTATAGAGTATTTAAAAAATTTGAAAAACTATATGCAATAGATACTTCCCACTTTACTGGTCAAGGTCATTTAAAGGGAAAAACACATAACTTTAACACTATTCCATTAGATGAGATATTGGTTAAAGATTATGGGTATAGTTCAAATAAACTGAGAAAAAGATTAATAAGTGAAGGAATAAAGGAATATAAATGTGAATGTTGTGGTCTAAGTGAGTGGTTAGGTGAACCAATACCATTAGAACTAGATCATATTGACGGAGACCATTATAACAATATATTAGAAAATTTAAAAATCTTATGCCCAAATTGTCACGCTAAAACACCAACATATCGTGGTAAAAATAAAAGAAGTAAAAATTCACAAACATTAAAAAATAAAAATCAAATAGAAAAAATTAAAAAAGTTTATAATTGCTCTTCTTGTGAAGTTGAGTTAAAAACAAAATCCAAAACTGGTCTTTGCTTTTTATGTCATTCAAAATCTCAAAGAAGAGTTGAAAGACCACCGATAGAACAATTACTTATAGAGTTACAAGAAAGTTCTTATGTTGCCGTTGGGAAAAAATATGGTGTTAGTGACAATACTATTCGCAAATGGTTAAAATAAATATAAGATATGGGAACAACTCCTATGTCTTTAAAGTATAAAATCACTCACGCATATTGCTGGTATAATGAAGGTAGTATGATAGTGAAAATGTACTTCATCAACGAGATTCCTTTTACCTTTGATGAATTACCAGATGGGCACTTATACGACCAAGAACTCTGTAAATTGGCAGATAAGTATCGTGCATTTGAACCAGAAGACTTATATAAAAACTCTTTCTATCTGATAGATGAAGAAGTCCATCCATGCTTCTTTCCAGTTGAGTTAGAAAACCCTGAAGATATGCCTGATGATATAGAACCACTCTATGCTTAAGATTAATAAATAAAGGATAGAAGAGAGTAAAAAGAGGACAGAATTTTGCCACTCAACAAATTATCTAATTTCATCAAGAATACTGATGGACGCACACTATATGTAAATCCTTATGATCTTGATTCTACAGATTCAATTGAAAATACTGGAAATTCTCTTGCACAACCTTTTAAAACCATTCAAAGGGCACTCTTAGAAGCAGCAAGATTCTCTTTTGTGAATGGAAGAGATAATGATCTTGTAGAAAAGACTACAATCTTAGTTTTTCCTGGAGAACATTTAATTGATAATAGACCTGGATATGCAATTTATGATAATATAGGAACTGCTTTTGCGGTTCCACCAACTGGAGGAGTAGGAGCACCAGCACTTACAACATTATCTTTAGAACTAGATTCTAATTTTGATCTTACACAAGAAGATAATATTCTCTATAAGTTTAATAGTGTCAGAGGTGGAGTTATAATTCCAAGAGGAACTTCAATTGTTGGATTAGATTTAAGAAAAACAAAAGTTCGTCCAAAATATGTTCCAAATCCAACTGATAATGCAGTTAAAAAGTCTTCAATTTTCAGAGTAACTGGTGCTTGTTATTTCTGGCAGTTTTCATTTTTTGATGGTGATGAAAGTGGATTAGTTTATACTCATCCATCTCTTTTTAATACTAATTACCAATCTGTTCCAAGATTTTCTCACCACAAACTCACTTGCTTTGAGTATGCTGATGGTGTAAATGAAGTTGGAACATATGGTCTTACCGACCTTGATATGTATTATAGCAAATTATCCAATGCTTTCAATACATATCGTCAAATTCCAGCAAGTTCAAAGTTTCCGAGTGGTGAAGAAAACTTTGCGAAAAGAGATCCTGAATGGGAAATTGTAGGTGCATTTGCTACCGATCCAATTGAAATTCAAACAATTATTTCTGGTAATGGAACTACAGCAAGCACTCAAGTTACAGTTACCACAAATAGTGATCATAATTTGAATGCTGGAACTCCAATTAAAATTAAAGGAGTGTCAGTACCTGAATATAATATTTCAACAAAAGTTCAAAATGTTATAAATCAGAATCAATTCACATACTTATTGGAATCATTTCCAATTACATTGGATCCTGCTCCAGTTGCTACGGGAGCAACTGTAACAGTTGAAACCGATACAGTATCTGGTGCTTCTCCATATATCTTTAACTGCTCTTTAAGATCGGTATGGGGAATGAATGGAATGCACGCAGATGGTGCTAAAGCATCAGGTTTCCGTTCAATGGTTGTTGCACAATTTACTGCGGTTTCATTGCAGAAAGATGATCGTGCATTTGTAAAATATGATCCAGTAACAAGGTCTTATAATGGTGTTACCCCTGTAGATAATGCAGTTTATGGTTCAGCATTACCTACCGGAGCATCGCAAACAAATACGCAAAAGGTATATCATCTAGATCCTAACGCAATTTATAGAAAAGGTTGGGAATCAAGTCATATTAAAATTTCTAATGATTCGTTTATTCAAATTGTTTCTGTTTTTGCGATTGGATTTAATAAACACTTTGATATTGAATCTGGTGGAGATGCATCCATTACAAACTCAAATTCAAACTTTGGACAAATATCTTTAAACTCCGATGGATTTAAAGCAGAAGCATTTGATAAAGATAATAATGCCTTTATTACTTCCATTATTCCACCAAAGCACATTGTTAATGCGGAAGAGGACATTGAATGGTTGTCAATTGACGTTGGATTAACAACTAACTCAACTTATAATCCATTAGGAGATAAGATATATCTTTATGGATTGGCGGCAAGAGATAGTCTTCCAGTTAATATAACACAAGGATATAGAATTGGTGCAAGAGTAAATGATAAATTATATCTTCCGATTAACAATACTGAATATTCTGCAAACATTTACATGCAGGATGGATTCACCAGTTCGTATAAAGTGTATGATGTTGCAAGTGTTACCAATTCTATTCTCACTTTAACCACAAATCACAATCTTTCAGATGGTGAAAAAATTATTATCAATAGTGAAACTGGAGATCTTCCAGAAAACGTAACTCCACATGTTATTTTCTATGCAATTGTTTCTGGTATTGATCTCAACGCCGATCAAATCAAATTAGCAACTTCATATACAAATGCTCTAAATGGAGAAGATCTTCAAATTTATAAAGGAGCACAACTCAAGATTTACAGTAGAGTTTCTGATAAGAATGCGGGAGAAATTGGTTCTCCAATTCAATTTGATGAAACTGCAGGAAACTGGTATATTCAAGTAAATTCATCAAATGCAATTTATAATCAATTGAATGCCTTGGGTGTTTCTGTATTAAGTGAGACTACAGATTTAACTTATATTAAGAGAATCGTTGATGATCGTAGTTTAGACGAAAAAATTTATAAAATCCGAGTTGTAATTCCAAAGGAACTTCCTGGATCAAAAAATCCAGAGGATGGATTTATTATTCAAGAATCTAGTACAACTGGTGTAGGAACAAATTATTTCACTCAAACCGTCATTTCGGGGGTAGATTATGAATATGATAAAAATCCAAGATTCATTACTACTTGTACTCTAGCAACAAATACAGTTACGGTATTAACATCTCTTCCTCATGATTTGAATGTTGGTGATTTAGTTATCATTCGAAATGTAACTGATGATAATAATCCTAGTGGTTTATATGATCGTGGTTACAATGGTAAATTTGAAGTTAAAACAATTGTAAATGATATGTCATTTACATATGAAACTACTGACGTAAATGAGAAAATACATACACCTGCAGCAACAAGCACAAACAATATTAACTTAAGAACAACTGCTGAACAAGTTAGAGATCTTCCTCGCTTTGAAAAAAATGATTGTCAATCAAATCTTTATGTTTATAGAAACGAGGTCATTTCACCTTATGTTGAAGGATCTCAAGATGGAATCTATCATTTATATGTTTTAAATGCAAGTAATGCAATTACTGAAGAATTTACAAATCTTGAATATTCTCAAAGTCCAGTTGATCTTTATCCACAATTAGATAGAGACAATATTGAATTTAATCCACCTTCAGCAAAAACTTTTGCGCTTCGTTCTCCAATTGGCGATACAAATACAAGTGATTTGAAAAAAAGTATTACTAGAGAAACAATTGATAAGTTAGTAACTTCTCTAGGAATCGGAAAACCAATAACATCAGTCACATCATCTTCCACAAGTGCAACATTATCATTTGGAAGGAGACATGGATTAGGTGGAATTATAGAAGGAACTTTTGATACTGTTGGTGATGCTGCTTACATTTCAGGAACTCATTATGATGTAAAACTTCTAAATGGAGATCCAAATCCATCAGTTGGAACATGGAAGGGTGCAACTACAAAGGTAGTTGTATCTGGTGGTTCTGTAGATTCAGTTACAATTCTTTCATCTGGATCTGGTTATGCAAATGGTGAAGTTCTTTATCTAGATTCGTCCAGAGTTGCTGGTAATGGTAGAGGATATACAGTTACAACTGCTGGTATTTCTACAAGTATTGGGGATGTAGTTCAAATTACTGGTATTGGAACAGTAACGGATGGGTATTATAGAATTAGTAATATTGTATCTGATACTCAAATTTCAATTGCAAAAACAGGAAGTGATCCAACACCAATCTCTGGTCAGTATGTGTTTATTACTGGACCATCCTTTAAAATTACTTCAAGTTCTTATAATTCTACTTCACAAATTACTACTTTCGTAACTCAAACTCCTCATGGATTATTGAAAGGTAATAAATTCAGAGTCATTGACTCAAGTAACAATAACGTTGGGGATTATGTTGTTGAAGAAAAAATAAATGTAACTTCATTTACTGCCATTACTTCACAATCCTTAAGTGTTACAAATGGTCATATTCTGAAGCATGGATTTTCTGCCAATGATGCAATTTCTGATATTGGGCAAGAAAATATTGGATCTCGCCATACTATACTTTATGATAATGAAGTTGTTAAACTTTCAAATGCAATTACAACTGAATCTACCATAAATGTAGAAACTATTAATTCAGGAATTGCCATTGCGAAAAGATTTTCATTAGGATCTTATATTCAGATTGATAATGAAATTATGAGAATTACTTCTTCAGGTAATGATTCTCAATTTAATGTTATTCGTGGTGCTTTTGGAACTCGTCAAGAATCTCATGCTACTGATTCTTTAATTCGTAAAGTCAAACCAGTTCCAATTGAATTCCGCAGACCATCAATTCTTCGTGCTTCGGGTCATACATTTGAATATCTTGGATATGGACCAGGGAACTATTCAACTGGATTACCTCAAGTTCAGGTTAAATCACTTTCAGAAAGAGAAGATTTCTTAGTTCAGTCTCAAGAAAGATCTGGTGGTGTAGTTGTTTATACTGGTATGAATAATAATGGAGATTTCTTTAGTGGAAACACTAAAACATCTTCATCTTCTGGAGAGATCACTTCTTATGATATTCCAACTCCAACAATTACCGGAGAGGATGCTTCAAAATCAAGTGTTGTTTATGATGAAGTTACAGTAAAAGAAAGACTTCTTGTAGAGGGTGGTGATTCTGGAACGGTTCTTTCTCAGTTTGACGGTCCAGTTACGTTTAACCAACAAACTAGATTTAAAAATACTGCAAACTTCAGTGGTCAAATTAGAGTTACTAATACAACATCATCAGATTCAATTGGAAAGGGTGCTCTAACTGTTAAAGGTGGAGTTGGAGTTGGTGAAAATCTGAATGTTGGAGGAAATTCCACATTTACTGGAAGTGTTCAAATTTCAAACATCACAGAATCTACATCAACTTCAATTGGTGCTCTTCGTGTTCTTGGTGGAATTGGAGTTGCTAAAAAGTTAAATGCAGCATCCTTAGGAATTGTTAATTCCGCTACAATTGGAGATATTCTTACAGTTACAGGTGCTGAAGGAGTTACATCACCAAAGTTTAAGGCAACAACTCCACAATCTTCGGTTTTAAATGGAATTCTCACTTATAAGATGCTTCGTGCTGATGGAAACCAAGATTTCATTAGTTTCCGTGAAGTTACCAATGCTCTTGGATATACTCCTGCAGATAGTGCATCAATCTCTGGAGATTTTCCACTTGGAAATTCATTAATTTGTGATGATATTTCCGGATCCTTTAATGGATCAACGACTGACTTTACTCTTAGAATTAATGGAACTGCATTTATTCCTGCGGGAAGTTCAGCAAATCTAATTGTATCCATTGGAGGTGTCATTCAAAGACCTGGTGCAGACTTTATAGTTGTTCAATCTGGTGGTCAGAATACTAGTACCATAAGATTCACAACTGCTCCTGCATCTGGTGTTTCATGTTTTATTATTGCTCTGGGTGGTCAAGGTTCTCTTATTTCAAATATTGACTGGGAGAATAAAGGAGAAATTCTTGTTGCAACTGGAAATAATGCTGCTGCAAGACTACAAGTTGGTTCAAATGGACATGTTTTAACTGCAGATAACACACAATCTTCTGGAGTTAAATGGGCACCGGGAATTCCTGTTGGTTCAGTATTTTATATGGCAGCATCTTCTTTAGACACTACAACAGGTGGTTCTGCAATTATTGGAGCAACACAATATGATGCGCCAGAGGGTTATTTGATTTGTAATGGTGGAGTAATTCCAACTAGTGGAACTTTCCAAGGAGTAAATGCTTCAATATTACAAAGTCTAAGATCTTTCTTAGGAACTACTTATGGTGCCACTGGAACTCTTCCAAATCTAATTAATAATTTTGTAGGATACTCCGCAATTCCTGGAGATGCTAGTGGTACTGCTGATGCAATAATTCCTTATCATAATCATACTGCAACTTCCTCTGTTGGCGATCCTGGACACGATCACACATCAGTTAATAGTGATATTGCTAGAAATACTGGTGGATATGGTAGTGGTTCCGGCGGTGGAGGTCTTGGCGGAAACCAAATTACAATGAATCCTAATACTACCGGGATTACTGTTTCAACAACAGTAAATTACGCAGGAACTCCAGGTAACATAACCAACGCAAACCTTCCACCATATGTTGGAATGCTTCCAGTGATTAAATACTAATATAAGGAGATAAACGATTATGTCAGTTACAAAAGCAAGTTTATTGGGAGATACATTAGGAAATAAAGCATCAGGAACTATTCCAGTTGGTGGAATTATTATGTGGTCTGGAACTGAGATTCCAACAGGATGGCAATTGTGTAATAATTCATTAATTACATCAGGTTCACTTGCTGGGCAATTTACTCCAAACTTAGTAGATAAATTTATTGTATGTTCTGGTGGTGCTTATCAAACAGATGATAGTGGTGGTAGTGCTGATGCTGTTGTAGTTTCTCACTCTCACACTGGAACAACAAGTGATCCGGGTGGTCACATTCACTCTATTAATCATCAAACAAAGCGGGTAGAGGATACTGGAACAGCTTATGTAAGTGATTTAACATTTAGAAATGGTGATGGGGATGGGGGTTCAACTAATGTTACTACTACTTGGGCTGGAGATAATCCATCTAATGGTCCTATTATAAATGCTGCTGGAGATCATACTCACACAGTTACAATTAATCCGTATGGTGAATCTGGAACAAACAAAAACCTTCCTCCATACTATGCACTGGCATTCATTATGAGAGTTTCATAAATACTTAAAAAGTCTCCAAGATGGCAAATTATAACAAATCATTTAATTTTAGAAATGGTGTTCAGGTAGATACTGATAATTTCATAGTTAATCAAAATGGTTTGGTTGGAATTGGAACAACTATACTGAAAGATTATATTTTGAATGTTTTTGGGGATGTTAGAATAGTTGGAATTTTAAGTGTCTCAGAAATAAACACTGGAAATCTTAATCTATCAGGAATTTCTTCATTTACAACCCTAAATGTTGGTGTCACTTCAATTACTTCTGGAATTGTAACTGCAAGTTCTGGAGTTGTTACTTACTATGGGGATGGATCAAAACTTTCTAATCTTCCAACATCTCAATGGGTTGATGTAAATACTGGAATAGGTGTCAGTAGCATTTATGCAGTAGGAAATGTTGGAATAGCTACTACAAGTCCATCATTTACCTTTCAAGTTGGAGCAAATCCACTTGTTTATTCTACTGGTATTGGAATTAATTCTACTGGTGATGTATATTCAAATGGAATCGTAACTGCAGTATCTTTTTCTGGAAATGGAAGTAATCTAACATCATTAAATGCATCCAACATTACTTCTGGTACAATAAGTACATCCAGATTTCCATCCAATATTACTCTATCGGGAATTATTACCGCATCATCATTTGTTGGATCTGGTGCTTCTCTTACTTCCTTGAATGCATCTAATATTACTTCAGGAACATTAAGTACATCCAGACTACCATCAAACATTATAGTATCTGGCATTGTAACTGCATCTGGTTTTGTTGGTAACTTAACAGGAACTGCATCAACTGCTAATAGTCTTTCTTCTGGTGGAAGTATTTCTGTTAATTCTGTAAATAGTCAATTCAGTTCAACTGGTGTTGCTACAGTAACTGATACTCTTTATGTTGTCGGATTTCCTGCAAAAATTGGAGTAGGAACTAATACAGCACCTCAAGCAGATATAGAAGTTCGCAAGTCAGGAATTTCATCTATCAGTGTAATAAGTGATAATAATGTTTCTACGATTGGAATTGGAAGAAGTGCAGAGATAAGAACTGGAAACACAAATACATTTTATTTGTATAGTACTCCAACTTCTTTAGATATTATAAACTCAAATACTGGAAATGTCAACTATTACCTTGACTATGGTTCTGCTGGATTAGGAACTGGCGCTTTCCATTGGATTTATGGTCAGAATCCATCAAATCCATTGATGTCTCTTACTTATGATGGAAAACTTGGTTTAGGTATAACCAATCCACCAACAAAACTTTATGTTGTAGGTTCTTCTTATTTTACTGGTGTAACAACAATTGCAAGTAACTTAACTGTTTCAAATAATTTAAATGTAAATGGAAATATTACATTTAATGGATCAATTACAGGTAATCTGGGAATTACAACTATAGCAAGATTAGGAATTGCCACAGATACAATTTTAAGTAATTCTTATGAATTTTTTGTAGGTGGAGATCCTATTTTTGGTGATGGTGTAGCAATTACAAAAACTGATATAAGAGCTTCTGGATTAATTCAATCACAAACTCTAACTACTCAAACTTTAACCACTCAAAATGCAACAGTTGCTAATATAAACAGCACTGGTATTATTACTGCCAATTCCTTCAGGGGTGATGGTTCTCAATTAACTGGTATTGTTGCCTCGGGTTCTGGTATTGGTATTGGTATACGGGATGATGAAGTTTTAGTTGGAACTGCTACAACAATTAATTTTGGTAATAATTTAATAGTATCTCCAGTTTCTTCTGGTGTTGTAACTGTTACTGTTTCGGGTGGAGGAGGATCACAAACATTAGATCAAACACTTGGATATGGAAATACCTCATCAGAAGGTATGAGTGTTGGTGTTTCTACTTTTAATAATGTTACTGTCGGTGGAGCAACAACTTCTCTGATTGTAAATGGAGATGCAAGAATTACTGGAATATTGACGATAGGAACATCATCAATCACTCTTGATGGTTCTACTAATACTATTGTAGTTGGATCTGGAATAACTATTGATGGAAATACTGGAATTATCAGTGCAACATCAATCTCTATCAATGGTGAAACAATTACTGGAGTAGGAGTAACTTATATTGCCGCAGGATCTGGTATTTCGGTAGATCAGAATACTGGTACGGTAACAATTAGTGCAACTGGGGGTGGAGGTGGTGGTTCATCTCAGTGGGTTACAACATCCGCTGGAATTCATACAACCTCTAATGTCGGTATTGGAACCACAAATCCAGTAACTGAACTTGAAATATATGGTGGAGTATTAGGATTTGGTAGTGGTAATATAAGAATTGGTGATTCCACTACTGGTTGTTCAGTTTCATCATCCCAACATAACTTTTTTGCTGGTATAGGCGCTGGAAGTTCTACCACTAGTAATGAAGGTGATGGGCAGAATATTTTTATTGGTCTTTCTGCTGGATATTATAATATTAAAGGTGGTGATAATATTTTCCTTGGATGCGAATCTGGTTATTTTAATAATTGTAATGGTGGTTATAATGGTGGTTTTAATAATAACTTCTTTGGTAATAGAGCAGGATATTCCAACATTGATGGATCTTATAATAACTTCTTAGGTGCTGGTGCAGGATGTTCCAACATTGATGGATCTTATAATAACTTCTTTGGTAATAGAGCAGGATGTTCCAACATTGATGGATCTTATAATAACTTCTTTGGTCGTTATGCAGGATTTGCAAACACCACTGGATCTTATAATAACTTCTTTGGTAATAACGCAGGACGTAACAACACCACTGGATATTATAATAACTTCTTTGGTTATTGTGCAGGAAGTTATAATACCATTGGAAGTGATAATACCTTCTTTGGTGCTTTTGCTGGAGCAGCGAACACTACTGGAAATCATAATAACTTCTTTGGTGCTGGTGCAGGTGGTGGTAACACCACTGGATCTTATAATAACTCCTTTGGTCGTTCTGCAGGACAAAATAACACCACTGGATGTTATAATAACTTCTTTGGAAAGGACGCTGGATTTGCAGCAGAACTGGGATATGACTATGAAGGATCTGATAACAACTTGTTTGGTAGGTCTACAGGAGCAGAGATTAGCACAGGATCTTTTAATAACTTCTTTGGTGCTTGTGCAGGACTCCACAACACCACTGGATCTAATAATAACTTCTTTGGTAAGTATTCTGGTTATTGTAACACCACTGGATGTTTTAATAACTTCTTAGGTGTTTATGCAGGGCAAGGAAGAAAAGGTAGAATAACATCTATAGGTATCACAAGTTCCACCACATTAGCAGGAGAAGCAAATAACTCTTATCCTGATGTATCTGGAACTGGTGGTGATGGATCTGGGGCAACTTTCTATGTTGAAAGAGATGGTAATGGTGATGTTACTATAGTTAATATTATAACAGAGGGTCAAAATTATAATCAAGGAAATACACTTACGATTGATGGTTCTGCTGTTGGCGGTTCTTCTGGTACTGATGATATTACAATTACCGTTGATACTGTTGAAGGAAGCACTGGATCTGATAATAACTTCTTTGGTAGATGTGCGGGACTTAATAACACCACTGGATCTTATAATAATTTCTTTGGTGAGGGTGCAGGAAAAGACAACACCGATGGAAGACGTAATAACTTCTTAGGTGCTAGTGCAGGATGTTCTAACACCACTGGATGTAATAATAACTTTTTTGGTAATAGAGTAGGACTTAACAACATCACTGGAAATTATAATAACTTCTTTGGTAAGTATTCTGGTTATTTTAATACCACTGGATCTAGTAATAACTTTTTTGGACAAAATGCTGGATCTAATAATACCACTGGATGTTATAATAACTTCTTTGGAAAGGACGCTGGATCTAATAATATCACTGGATCTTGCAATATAGCGATTGGACATAATGTTCAACTCTACAATTCATCTGGTGATAATCAATTAGCAATTGGTGTAGGAAATAGTACTTGGATTATTGGAGATGAGAACTTTAATGTTGGTATTGGAACCACAAGTCCAACATCTAAATTAACTGTTACTGGAGATGTTTTAGTTTCTGGTGTAGTAACTGCAACTTCATTTAGTGGTGATGGATCTCAATTAACTGGTATCACTGGTTCTGGTTCTGGTATTAATGCTGTTGTTGCTTCCTTTATGTTCTAGTATAAATATCCATACACATATAGAATAATAATGACTGCACCAAATCTTAAAAATCCAACTTCAATTGTCGGATTTACAACTATTGTCGGTATTAGTACTACAGACATGGTTGGAATTGTAACAAATCTTTCTGATAGTAATAGTTCTTATAAAATTAATTGTATTTTTGCCGCAAATGTAGATGGTTCAAGTGCTGTAGATATTAGTGTAAGTATATTGAGAAATAGTATTGATGGATATATTGCAAAAACTATTGCTGTTCCTGCTGATGCCACACAGGTAATTAGTACGAAAGAAACTTATTTTTATTTGGAAGAAGGAGATGAACTTAGAGCACAGGCAAGTTCTGCTAATGATATTGATATTACTGTTTCCGGTGAGATAATTTATCAGGAGATCCTCTGATGTTGGGCTTCAACGGCGGATTGATTGGTGTCAGGCGTGTGCCAACAGGCAGCGCAGCAACCGGGCTCTGGTTCCAGAATGAGCAGAGCGTGGCAAGGCGTGCGGCGATTTGGCCATCAGCTGGTGATCCAACGCCAGGGCTATCTCCAGTTCTCTGGTACGACTTTGCCGATGAGACTACCGTCACCACATCGGGAACGGAAATCACTGCGGTTACCAGCAAGGGCAGCAGAGCATGGACGCTATCAAAAAGCGCAACAGGTCCGCAGTACGTGACAGGCATCAACAGCAAAAAATGCTTGGATTGGGGCAGTAGCAATCACAACAATTATCTGCGAAATACAGACACGACGACAACGGCTATAGCTGAAATCTACGTTATCATGGATGGGGCATTTGGCGGAACTTATACTAGCTTTGGCGGATTGATTACTAGCTCAAATGATCCCGGGTGGCGCATTAGCGGCAACAGCACTTCTTACAATCAGGACGGCACCGGCTTTGATCGCGCTTACATCAATGGCGGAACAACCGACAGATTCAGCACATCGCATTTCACTTCGCCAAGCGTTGACGATCCCTCGATCATCCGAATCTTAAATAATGGCTCGGCCTCATTTAACGCGACTCAAGGAGTTCAATTAGGTAACGATAGAACAAACGCCGGTCGTGGCTGGCTTGGCTTGATCGGTGAGGTTATATGTTTCTCCTCTGTGTTGAACAGCACTGATCGAGACTCACTGCAGGCATGGTTGGCCTTCAAATGGGGCATCACGATGGTCTAACCATGCTCTACTCCCACAACGCCATCACCCCTGCACCCCTCCCCCACCGCATCCGCTTTGCGGACGATTGACACTTTACTAAAATACTGCTAGACTAGGTTTGTCTCCGTTGAAGATGAGAATCTAAGCTTCTATAGGACACCTGAAGAACCGTCCACACCATCCCCTACAAGGGGATTTTTTATTGCTATAATACGTGAAGTCAACCAATCACCCCATGATTCAGTTTCGTCCTCATCAGCAAAGTGCTCTTGACATGCTCTCCAAATATTCCAGAGGTGTTGTCTGTGCCGTGACTGGTGCAGGTAAGACTCTGATTGGTATCGGAGATACTATTCGTGAGTATAAGAAGTCTCAGCATCAAACTGTTGTTGTGATTTCTCCACGAATCCTGTTGACTTCTCAGTTGTGTTCGGATTACATCAAGTACATTAATAATGCTCACATTCTTCATGTGCATTCTGGTGATACTGATCATTTCTGCACTACCAGTCCTAAGATGATTCGTGAATGGCATGAGAATGTTGAAGGTCATAAACTGATCTTTACAACGTATCATTCTCTTCATCGTCTGATTGAGTCTGGTATTGAAATTGATACCGTTCATATGGATGAGGCACATAATTCCGTTCGTAAGGATTTCTTTCCTTATGTGGAGCAATTGTCTCAGAAGTCCAAGCGATTCTATTCTTATACTGCAACTCCAAAGTATTCTAATGTTTACAACAAACCTGGTATGAACTGGAGTCATGTGTATGGTCAAATGATTACGAATATTTCTGCTTCTGATATGGTTAAGGAGGGATTCATTGTTCCTCCACAAATCAATACTCAGGAAAGGAATGTTGTTCGTAATAAAGAATTTGGTGCAGAACATGATTGCATGACTCTTCTGGATACTATTCTGAATGAAGAGAACATGGAAAAGGTTCTGGTTGCAGCACCGAATACTAAGGTAATGATTCGTATGCTTGCCGAAACTGATTTTATGACTGAGATTCAGTCTCATGGTTATGAGATTCTGTGGATTACTGCTAAGCATGGTGCATTCATTAACAATCAAAAAGTCAAGCGTGATGTATTCTTTGAAACTCTCAAGGAATACGGTGCAGATTCTACCAAGAAGTTTGTTCTTCTTCACTACTCCATTCTTTCTGAGGGTATTGATTGCCCAGGATTGACCTCCTGCATCCTCATGAGGAACATGGACTATACTTCTATGGTGCAAACCATTGGGCGTGTGGTGCGCCTTCATCCAGAGGATTCTAGGCGTCTCTCAGAGGGGTCTCTGACTCCTGGTAAAACCGAAGATTATGTGAAATCCTATGGTTTTATTCATGTTCCGGTGTATGCTAATACTGGGATTGCAACCGCACGACGACTGCAATCTGTTGCTGATATGGCATTTGTTCAGGGGCAACCTGTAATTTCTACAATTAACAAGTGAGGTTTAAATTATGAAGCATCGTGTTACTTGCATGGTCAGTGGTCAAACTTTCTATGTTGACTGTTATGCCCGCAATCGTCAAGAGGCAATTCAAGTTGCTCTTGCACAATATCCGAATGCACGGGTAATGTCCTCTACAATTATCTACTGATGAACACTCAAAACGAAGGTATTCTGAATCCGAAACCTGGAGATCCAAATGGATATGTAAGTAAGGATATGGAATGGGCAGCAGTTCCTTGTGGAAATAAGTTTATTATTGTTCACAAGGGACAGCAAGTTCATACTACTAACAACTATAAGACTGCAAAGACTTATATTGAAAAACAAGTTAAAATGTCCAGAAAGAAAACCACATCTAGTCTTGAAAACTTCCTAAAATGAAAAAAGCACTTCTTATTCCATTCATTGTTCTTTGCAACAATCCTGTTTTTGCAGAAGACATGATGATTCGTATAAATGTCAATCGTGTTTGTGCCACAGTTGTTGGTATTCCTTATGCATCTGATAATTTCTCAGATGATGAATGGAGGAAATTTAAGAATTGTGTTCGTTTCATGAGGAAGTTTGATGGTATTGAGTAGTTTTTCTTGTACATCTGATGCTCCTTATGATAGACATACCTATGAAATCACTCTAAAAAATGATACAAAGGTAATTTTTGATAACTGGGAGGATACTCAGGTGTATTGGTGGCAGCATTGTCAGATTCCAGATTTTTTGGATCTTATAAATGTTATAGATAAGAAGAAATCCAAATCTAAAGGATTTGGTGCATAAAATCTGAAATCACTATGACCTATTACTACGCCTGGTTTGCACTCTTTGCAATTGTTGCCTATCTTATAGCAACAGACAATTCCATAGCGAGGGCATTTTATATGCTGACACAACTTGCAAGAGTGCAATACGAAAAGGTTA